GGAATTGCTGGAATATGAAACTCCCTGACAGGTCACCGAACCGAGAAATTCAGAGAATCTCTCGTTGGTTTCTCCAAGATTCTTGTCACTGGACCGAGGAAATACTATATGAGTTGATGAAGACTTTGTCTGACTTTGTTTCATACCGAAAAGACGAACCAGGTTAGTGTTCATAGCAACTATCCTTCTGGCTGTCACTTCATTCATACTCCCGAAAATTCCGACATTTTTATCATCTGAGTGAACCAAATATTCGACTCTTAGAGTCGGATGAATTGTCTTCATCAAAAACTTGAAGTAGGTCATCTCCAAATCATGACAAAAGGAGGATACTGAATGAAACAATCCCTGCATCCACCCATTCTCCATGGTTATAACGACAAACCAGCTAGTCGGAGAGGTTTTCTCTCCATCGAAAGGATTGACCGTTCCGTTCTTGGTGGATTTGGGATTAACACCACCTTGTCTATTTCTCATATCCCCGAATCCCGTCAAAAGATTATCACCCCTTTTGAAAGAATCCTCATCCAGCGGAATCTTCGTCAGCCATTCCCTCAGGTAGATTCTGGCGGGATTATGCTTTTCAGAATTGACATAGGGAACGCAGATCCTCGTCTTATCGGAGAGAGTCATCGTGGCCATTAGAAGATGATAAGTTTTAGAATCTATTATTCCCTTACGGTGAAGAATGTAGACCACGAATCGGAATTTCTCCTTGAAATCTGATCCAGACCAAGATCCCATATCGTCATTTATTTGAAGACCTTCACCAACTACTCCGACAGACTGAACAGTCATTTGCTGATCGAATGAGCTCATGGATGTCATCTCAGTTGGACTATAACTGTTTATCATTCCAAATAATCTCTGATGAGGCCAATTGACCACTTTGGCGGTAGAGGTTTGAACGACAATTGGTCTAGCCGAAGAGTCATGCTGGGGCTTAATTGCCTGGAAAGTTAGAGAGTAACCCTGTTTGAATATGTTATCAGCCGAGAAATAGATCATGTCGTTGGCACAATCAGAGTAGTTCTGACGCAACATCTCTTTCACCAGGAGGCAGTTGGCAATGGAGTTGGTGTAAGAAGACGGATTTATGAAGTGATAACTAGATTTTGGTCCGTCCAGGAAAAACTCTCTGTCATTATCCATGGATTCTAG